TCAAAACACCTAATAATGAATGGATACCTAGTTTTGGTACACAAATATATAAAGCTTTATTTGGTGTAAAAACTTACATTATAAAAACTAATGATAATGGTATAGAAGAAATATCAATACAAGGAATACCACCAGTCAAAACAGATAGTTTGGGTCGTAAGTGGATTAGTTGGGTAGATACTGAACAAACAGACTTACAAGAAATGAATGTAAATGGTAAGTTTGTCTTTGTAGGCGTTACTGCTAACGGTGTCATGCCACAGGTAGCCACACCTGTTGGACTTTTAGAGCCACATAAAATACAAACTGCACTTGCTGAGTCTATATTAGTACAAGATTCTCCATACATACCTGACTGGTCATTAGCAGCAGAGCTTTTAATTTTAATAATATTTGTTAGTTTAGTTTGGTTTGCATTACATTACTTTGGCATTACATGGGGAGTATCTATCGCTACTGCATTCATGTTAGTTACAGGCTTGGGTGGTGCCTACATGATTAAACAAGGTTTATTGGTAGATGTATCTTGGACTTTAGTATCTGAATTTATAACAGGATCAATAGCTTTTTACCTAAGATTTAGACAACAATACAAACTAAGACAACAGATCAAGAAACAGTTTGAACATTATCTTGATCCACGCCAAGTTAAAAAATTACAAGATGATCCAAGTTCTTTAGTGCTTGGTGGAGAGCGTAGGTATTGCACGTTTCTATTCAGTGATGTAAGAGGCTTTACTGCCATGTCAGAAAAGCTAGAGCCAGAAGAAGTAACTAAAATTATGAACAAAGCTTTAACCATACAAGCTGATGCAGTTAAAAAATACGGTGGCATGGTGGATAAATATATTGGCGATGCAATGATGGCTATATTCAATGCACCGATAGATTTACCAAATCATGAAACTGTGGCAGTGTTATGTGCTGAAGAAATACAAGACAATATTAAAAAAGCTAATCTTGGTATTGAAATAGGATTAGGTGTAAACACTGGCTATGCTGTTGTGGGTAACATGGGTAGCGATACTAGGTTTGATTACTCAGCCATAGGTGATGCAGTAAATCTTGCAGCTAGGCTTGAGAGCTCAACTAAGGATGTTGGAGAAGATATTGTAATAGGTTATGATACTATCAGTGCAAGTAGCTTTAACGATCAAATCATGTTAAAGGAGCTTGATAGTATTTTTGTAAAAGGCAAAGAAAAGCCAATTAAAATATATACATTACAAAATGGTTAATAAAAAAATGACAGTAGATGATGTAGCAGAAAGACTAACAAAGTTAGAAACTATATCGCATGAGCGTTGGAAAACTGCGTTTAACGAATTTTCTGACATAAAACAAGAAATCACCTATATCAACTCAACTATGAAAGCTGCCACCTTTGGTGTGTTTGGTTTTCTTGGTGCAATAGGTATAGCAGTTTTGACGAGTATATTAATATGAAAGGATTACTAAAAAATATAGTAGGTGCAGTTGCACCGACACTTGGATCTGCTATGGGTGGTCCACTAGGCAATATGGCTATGGGCAAAATAGCTGAAGTGTTAGGAGTGTCTAACGATCAAAAATCTATACAACAAGCTATGCAAAGTGCTACACCAGAGCAAATGTTAGAGCTTAAAAAAGCAGAACAAGAGTTTGAAGTGCAAATGAAGGAGCTTGATGTTGATGTTTTTAAATTAGAAACGCAAGATAAACAACATGCTAGAGGTATGTTTAGTAAAGATTGGACAGCTAGAATTATAGGTTTATTTACCATAGGTGGATTTCTTGGTTATATATTTTTAGTAACCCTACAACCACCTGAACAAAACAGCGAAGCACTTATAAATTTAGTGTTAGGTTATTTAGGAGGATTAGCTAGTGCAATTATTTCGTTCTATTTTGGAGCGTCTCACACCAATGACAAAGGAGAGTAATATGGAAATATCACAAGAAGGATTGTCTTTAATTAAAAAGTTTGAAGGTTGCGAACTTGAATCTTATAAATGTGCGGCAGGTGTTTGGACTATAGGATATGGAAGTACTAACGGCATAGAAGAGGGCATGGAAATATCACAAGAAAGAGCAGACATGTTACTACTTGAAGATGTAGAAGTATTTGAAGAGGCTGTAAATAAACTTGTTGAAGTGCCGTTAGAACAAAATCAATTTGATGCTTTAGTATCTTGGACATTTAATCTTGGATCAACTAATTTGCAAAACTCTACTTTGTTAAAAGTATTAAACAATGAAGATTATGAAGGAGTGCCTTCACAAATTAAACGCTGGAACAAAGCAGGTGGTGAGGTTTTACAAGGTTTAGTAAGAAGGAGAGAAGCAGAAGCCTTATTATTTGAAGGCAAAGAATGGCATGAGGTATAACCGTGCCATTAACTAAATTACAATTTAATCCTGGTATTAATAAAGAAATGACTGACCTTATGAGTAAGGGCGGTTGGACAGATGGTAATTTAGTTAGGTTTAGAAAAGGACTACCAGAAAAAATAGGTGGTTGGGAAAAAGAAACCAGTGCGTCTTACTTAGGCACAGGCAGAGCACTGTTAGGTTGGGTTGCTTTAAACTCAACTAAATATTTAGGACTTGGCACCACACTTAAATATTATATTAAAGAAGGATCTGCTTTTGATGATGTCACTCCAATAAGATCAACCACAGGTGCAGGCGATGTAACATTTTCTGCAAGCAATGGCGATGCAACAATAACAGTTGCAGATACAGGTCACGGTGCTGTGCAAAATGATTTCGTTACATTTAGTGGTGCATCTAGTTTAGGTGGTAATATTACTGCTGCTGTATTAAATCAAGAATATCAAATAGCAACCGTAGTAAATTCAAATAGCTATACAATCGAAGCAAAAGACACATCTGGTTCTACAGTGACCGCAAACTCCTCCGATAGTGGTAATGGTGGCTCCTCCGTTGTAGGAACTTATCAAATAAATGTAGGACTAGATGTTTTTGTAGCATCAACAGGTTGGGGTGCTGGCACATGGGGTGGCGGCACATGGGGTTCAGGTACCTCAATAACAGAAACTGGACAATTAAGATTGTGGTCACACGATGCTTTTGGAGAAGATTTAATTATAAATCCAAGAGCAGGCAGTATTTATTATTGGGACAAAACTAATGGAACAAGCACTAGAGCAGTTGAGTTAAGTAGTTTAAGTGGTGCTAATCTTGTACCAACTAGAGGATTACAAGTCATAGTAAGCGATATTGATAGGCATGTTATAGTTTTAGGTGCTGATCCTATTAGTGGTAGCTCAAGAACAGGAACTGTAGATCCCATGCTTATAGCCTTTTCAGACCAAGAAAGTGCAACTAATTGGGAACCCACTGCTACCAACACAGCAGGCTCACTAAGACTATCGTCAGGATCACAAATAGTAGGCGGTCTAAGATCAAGACAAGAAATACTTATTTGGACTGATACCTCTTTGTATAGTATGCAGTTTGTAGGTGCACCTTTTACTTTTGGTGTTAATCTTATAAATGAAAACGTAGGACTTATATCCCCTAATGCAGCTATAAACGCACCAGACAGCGTGTATTGGATGGCAAGAGATGGTTTTTATACCTATTCAGGATCAGTAAAAAGATTAGTATGTAGCGTATTAAATTATGTGTTAGATGATTTTAATTCATCTCAAGCATTTAAAACCATAGCTTTTACAAACAAAGAGTTCAACGAGGTTGGTTGGTTTTACTGTTCATCTTCGTCTACCGAAATAGATAGATATGTTATTTATAATTACTTAGAGGGTGTATGGAGTATAGGAAATCTATCAAGAACAGCTTGGCTAGACGAAGGCGTATTTGAAAAGCCAAAAGCAACAGGTAAAGATAGTGATACAAATTATTTGTATATACACGAAGACTCTGACGATGATGACGGATCGCCAATGGACAATGTTTATATAGAGTCAGGAGATATAGATATAGAAGATGGAGATAGTTTTGGTTTTATTAGCAGAATTATTCCTGATGTAAAGTTTTTTGGTTCGTCTGCATCTGGTGGTCAAATAAACTTTGTTCTTAAAACTCGTAACTTTCCAGGCGATACTTTAACCACCAATTCAACAAACGATGTTACTAGCTCTACACAACAAAACTTCACACGTGCT